AAGCGGCCTTTGGCTAACAGTTAAGGAATATACACTATGGCTATTAGCTATCCATTGGCTACACCAACCTCTATCGGGATTGAGAGTATTGAGTTACGTGCAGTTAACGCTGTAGCTACCTCTCAGTCCCCTTTCACCTACAAGCAACAGGTCATCAGTCATGGTGGACAGAAGTGGGAAGCCTCGGTTACTATCCCTCCTGTTCATCGTGATCTAGCTGCCCCTTGGAAGTCTATGCTAGTAGCCCTTAAGGGACCAACTGGTACATTCCTACTGGGAGACCCTGACTATGCGACACCACAAGGTACTGTAAGCTCTTGTACATTATCTGGTAATGCTGGTGATGAAACTGTTACTGTCGTTATGACAGGCACACTACTTGCTGGTGACTACATTCAGTTAGGTGGAGGCGGTTCTGCTAAACTTCATCAAGTTCTTGTCGATCAATCTGGCGATGGTTCCCTTGAGATTTGGCCCGCACTACGAGACAACTATACAAGTGCAACTGTTACTTTTAATGCACCAAAAGGTGTTTTCCGTTTGGCTTCTAATGTTTCCTCGTGGTCAATCAATAACGCTTCGACATATGGCATTTCTTTTGATGCTGTAGAAGCAATAGTATAAGGCAGAACTTATGTCACGTGATTTAACCCCGACTACAATCGCTGCATTAGATGGCGCTGTAATCTACCCATTCTTTGCAGTAGAGCTTCAGTTTGACAGTCAAACAATTCGTACATGGACAGGTCAAGGTACACTCACTCTTGGGGATGGCACTGAATGGATTGGCTCAGGTCAACTGTTGAGTATCTCATCTATCGAAGAGACGCAAGAGATGTCCGTTAGAGGTGCAACTCTTACCATGAGCGGTATCCCCTCAAACCTTCTGTCCCTAGCCCTTAGTGAGCCTTATCAGGGTCGTGTGTGCAAGATTTACTTTGGTGTAATGGGGGAGCAAATCTTTAACGAACTGTTCTCAGGTTACATGGATCAAATGAACATTGAAGATGGTGCGGATTATGCCACTATTGAAATGAAGATTGAAAGTAAACTTATTGACCTTGAACGGGCTAGGGTAGCACGGTTTACCTCTGGTTATCAAAAATCTATTTACCCAACTGACCTCGGATTAGACTTTATTGAAGACCTACAAGATAAACAGATTGTCTGGGGTAGAAGCAGTGGAAGTTAAATACCAGCAAGAACTTATCTCTTATGCCAGAAATGAGATAGAGCCATTAGCTGAACTTGAGTGGGAAGAATCGGGTCACCCTACAGCAGAGTTGAGCATTGATTGGGATGCTTATTATAATCTTGAGGGTATGAGCTTACTTAAGTTCTTTACCGCTCGTAAGGATAAGCTTCTTATTGGGTACTTTGTCGTTATTATGTTCACTCCCCTTACGGCCAAAGGTGAGATTGTTGGTTGTTATGATGCTGTATATGTCCACAAAGACTACCGTAAATCTTCTGTAGGTAAACGTCTATTTAAGTTTGTAGAAGGCTGTATGAAAGAAGATGGCATCTGCAGAGTTGTCGCCTCCTCATCAAAGAAGAACCCTATCGGTAATTTTCTTACTCGTATGGGCTATAATGAAATAGAGACTAAATACGAGAAGGTGCTATAGTATGGTTATTATTACTGCTCTTGCTGCTGTAGGAACTGCCCTTGTTGGGGCTAGTATTGCGGCTGGTATGACTACACTTACCCTCGCTGCGATTGGCCTTGCAACTAATGTCGTACTTGGCATGGCTCTTAATGCACTAACACCTAAGCCCTCTCTTGGGGGAACGGCAGGGGCAGCAGCGTCTCGTGGATATCAAGTCAACAGCAAAGGTTCCGCACTAGACCACCAGATTATCTATGGTAAAGTTCGTGTCGGTGGGGCTATCCTATACGACGAAGCTACAGGAACAAACAATAAATATCTTCACCGTGTTATTGGTGTAGCTGGGCATGAAATAGAGTCTTTTGATGAAATATACATCAACGACGAAATTGCAACTGTTGATGGCAGCGGTAATGTAACTTCACCTAGTCAATACAAGGGTAAGATACGTATAAACACTCACCTTGGTGCTTCAGATCAAGTAGCGGATGATGATCTGGAAGATGAGTCTGCTAAGTGGACTTCAGCACATAGGCTCCGTGGTATTGCTTATATGTATGTCCGTATAAAGTTTGATGCTGATGCTTTCCCTAATGGTGTACCAACCTTCACAGCTACAGTAAAAGGTAAGAAGGTCTATAACCCTGATACGGGTTTGACAGTTTGGTCAGACAACCCAGCACTTTGTTTGAGAGACTACCTGACAACACAAACCTATGGTCTTGGCGAAACCGCTGACAACATTGATGACACCCTAGTTATATCTTCTGCTGCTGTATGTGCTGAAACTAACACAACTGCGGGTACAACTCGTTACACTTGTAATGGTGCCTTCACTACAGCAATGACACCTTACGATATGATTAACGGCTTACTCACCTCTATGGGTGGGAGTTTGTGGTACTCTCAGGGTAAGTGGCGTATGAAGCCATCCTATTGGACTGCGCCAGTTCTTTCCCTTACTGAGGATGATTTACGTTCTTCTATTGGAGTATCTACACGTCACTCTCGTAGGGACAATTTTAACACTATTAAGGGTACATTCCGTGGTGCTGAAACTAATTGGCAAATAACCGACTATCCAGAGGTCACTAACGCAGCTTTTATTGCTGTTGACAAGGGTCAAGTTTCTACAGTGGATGTTGATCTTCCGTTTACAGATAACTCCATTGAAGCTCGACGTATCTCTAGGATTGCCCTTGAAAGTAATCGTCAACAGCTTATGGTAAGTGCTTCCTTTGGTCTTAGGGCTTTGGGTGTACAGGTTGGCGACAATGTTACCTTGACAAACTCTCGCTTTGGTTGGGTTAACAAAGAGTTTCAAGTCATCTCTTGGACATTTGGTTTGACAGATGGCCTTGACCTTCAGGTTGAGATGATGCTAAAGGAAACCGCTGAGTCTGTATTTGATGAGATAGACGATGGTATTGTTTATGAACGTGATAATACAACATTAGCCTCACCTTTTAGTGTTCCCTCTGTTGGTCTTGGCGCTGTATCTAGAACGCAAATTATTCGTGAGAAGCTGACTAACATCATCACGCTTACAGTTACTTCTTCCGCTGGCGAACAAATTGACTATATTGAAGCTGAGTTTAAGTTATCTGCTTCTTCCAACTGGATTACTTTAGGTACGGGTCAACTTGGTGACTTTGAAGCCCTAGACCTTGACGATGGCGACTATGACTTTAGAGCTAGAGCCATCAACACTTTTGGTGTTAAGGGAGAGTGGGAGTTTCTGTCTAACATTAGCGCAAGTGGACTACTTGATCCACCATCTGATGTTGAAAACTTTGTAGCTGAAGTAAATGGTTCTGTCATTACTCTTGATTGGGAGGCTGTACCTGACCTTGACTTATCCTTCTATCGGATACGGTACTCACCTAACTTACTTAATGCTACATGGGCTAACTCTCTTACTTATGTGGATAAGGTATCCCGTCCAGCCTCTAGTGTCTCAGTCCCAGCTAGGTCTGGCACTTACCTTGTAAGAGCATACGACAAGTCTGGGATCGGTTCAACTGGTTATACATCTGTTGTCGTCCCTATTGCTGATATTGAGCCTCTGGCAAATACACTAAGTCTGACAGACAGCACTGCGTTTACAGGGGCTAAAACTAATGTTGAAGTAGTTGGCAGTACTCTGCGTCTTACAGCATACACCACATCCCCTGCAACTGGCGAGTATTTGTTTAGTAACTACATTCAAACTGGGGATAGCACTGTTAAAAGATGTCGTGTGTATGTAAGTGCAACTAACAGCCGTTTTGATAGCACTGCGGGTTTGTTTGACGATCAGCCTAACTTGTTTGATGATGCCGTAGGTTTATTTGATGACCTTGGGGGTAACAGCCAGTTTGCTGATACTAACTTGGTTACTTTGGTATCTACAACCCAAGATGATCCCGCTGGTACACCTACTTGGTCAGACTACACACCAATTAAAGTTGCAGACATATCCGCTAGGGCGTTTAGGTTTAAGATAATCCTTAACTCTACTGCTGATAACATAACCCCCTCAATTTCCGCACTAACCGCATACGTGGAGTATAACTAATATGTCACAAAATGATCTGGTAATTTCCAACCAAACCTTCCCTAGTACTAGGGCAGATATTAACGATGCACTACAGGCTCTTGGGAGCCTAAACAGTGGGGCTACGGAACCTGCAACTACCTACGCTAATATGATGTGGTATGATACGTTAAACAACACCTTAAAAATGAGGTCCGAAGCCAATGACGTTTGGATTCCTGTTGGTTACCTCGACCAAAGCGTAGATGCTTTTCGTATTTTTGACAACACGCAGGTAGTGAACACGTCAGGAACGCAGACAGGTCTCCTTGGGGATCAGTCAACTGCAACTTGGCAAGCTGGGACTGGAACAACGCAAAGCCTTGTGTCTCCTGCGAATGTTAAATCGGCTATTGCTGCGCTGGCCGAAGGTGGTGGGACTGAGTTTATCTCAAGCACAGTAATTTCTTCAGGCGCTTCTGAAGTTGTCTTCACGGGTTTGAGTAACACTCTATATTCGGAATACTTTTTTGTGCTTAGTTATCTTTTGCCTGTTACGAATAACGGTGTACTTACCGCAGAT